GCCGAAGGATTTTTTAGAGGATTTTTTAATGAGTCCTTGGAAGTTGAATACCCTAAGGATCAAATTTTTATTGTGGGTGAATCTAATATAGGATTTGAGGATAGAAAGTTTATTCAAAATAATGAGTTATATCAAATATTTTCTATATTACTTAAAACTGGTATATCAACTAGCGATTATGAATCATTGTATAAAAAGTTTGTACACCCTGCTGGTTGGTATTTTCAAGGCGAGGTTATTACCACAAATGAAATAAATTTAAATATTAATCAACTTGCAAGCGGTGATAGTATTAGACCAGATCTTATAGAAACATCAACAAAAGTATTTGGACCAGAAACACTTATCACACCTACATTACCATTTCACGAACTTACATTACTCCTTGATAGTAATGGACAAAATGTAAGAGCAACATTATCAAGTTTGATCTCTGCCTATCAGGATCTTACTGCAGCAGAAATTAATAAATTTTATAATTCTATTATAGAAATAATAACTCCAAATTCATTTACATTTGACGATAGCAATGTAGGTGATAGCGGAAGAGCAAGGCCAGACTTCTCAATTGCAATTGAGACTATGGATAATGATATGTTTACAAGATATTCTTCAGATTCCACCTTTTAACAGATATAAATAGAATAAACACAAAAGAGTAAAAAATGACAAGACAAATTATTAGTACAGGAACCGCGGCAAATGATGGTACCGGTGATACTTTACGAAGTGCTGGTGTTAAGATAAACGAAAATTTTAAATCAATATATACTCTATTGGGTGATAGTAATAGTTTTTCTACTCAAATATCGCTTGAAGATAGTGCAGTAGTATTTGAAGGTGCTACACCAGACGGCAATGAAATGAGATTGACAACTGTTGAACCTTCAGCAGATCGTCAAATTCAATTACCAAATGCAAGTGGTATTGTAACCCTTAATAATGCAACTCAAACTTTAACGAATAAGACACTTACAAGCCCCGCAATTACTACGCCATCTATTACCACAGCTATTAATGATGCAAATGATAATGAGATTATTAAGTTTACTGCAACAGGATCGGCAGTTAACGAAATTACGGTTGTTAACTCAACTAGTACTGACGCGGTTCAGATTAATGCAACAGGAACAGCCACGAACCTTAATTTAAATTTAAATGCAAAAGGCACTGGTTCAGTTAACTTGAGTAAAGCTGCTTTTAGTTCTACAACTGTTGATACTAATGCTGCGTCAATAGTAAGTGGCACATTAATTATAGGAAATAAAAGTGTAGGTAGTACTTTAACACTAAGTTTACTTAATGGAACTACTGTAGGCGAATATAAAATTTTTACAAATAAAGGTTCAGACGCAATGGAAGTTACACCAGTTACTTTTAGAGGTTCTCAAACTAAATTCACATTAGCACAATTTGACGGTTGTACCTGTATATGGGATGGAAGCGCTTGGTTCTTAGTAGGAAACCAAGGCGAAGTAACGGTAGCATAAGGAATAGAATATGTCAGCAATAGTAACAGATGATTTAAAACACACAATTTCAGAATTTTTGCTAGAGGATTCTGCCGCGACATATTATGTTGGAATCGGTAAGGTTGATCAATATGATTCCTCGGATATAGTGGCAACTCCTTTAAGAACAAATTTTGAAGAGGCAGAGGCTAGAGCAAATTTAATTTCGATTAAAAAGGTTCCAAACGGAAATATGTCTTTCGTTATTCCCAGATATAACTGGGTTTCTGGTACAACATACTCTGCGTTTTCGGATACATCTGTTGGCATACCTACAAATAGTTATTACGTTCTTACAGAGGATAATGAAGTATATATCTGTATACAACAAGGTAAAACTGCTACTGGAGCATCAAACGTTTCTATTGTTAAACCATCACATACTGCGGCCGGTGTACCTGATACGGCAATATTTCAAACCGCAGATGGTTATAGATGGAAATTTGCATATTCATTATCTGCCTCCAGAGCAAATACATTTTTAACATCAGGTTTTATTCCAATTGAGTATGTTAAAAATATTGGTTCTCCAAATTCGTTTCAAACCCAACAAAAAAACATCGAGGCAAGTGCTGATAGTGGAGCAATTGTTGGCGTAAGAATTGTTGAAGGTGGAAGTGGATATACTGGCTCAACTCTTTCGATTAAATTTAGAGGGGATGGTCAAGAAGCCTCGGCAACTGCAACAATATCAAGTGGGGCAATTGTAAAAGTTGAAATGGATGATTCTGCCAGTGCTGTTGGTAATGGCGGTGGTAGGGATTACACTTATGCAAGTGCATCATTTACAGGTAACGCAACATTAAAACCGATTTTAAGTTCAAAAAATGGATTAGGTAGTGATCTTGTCAGAGATTTAAAATGTAATTCAATTATGTTTAATGCAAAACTTACTGGTTCTGAAAATGGTACCATTAATACTGATAATGATTTTAGACAAATAACCTTAATGAGAAATTTAACCGATAATATTTCTGGTGCCAGAATAAATGCTACCAGTTATAAGGTAGGTAGGTCCATTCATATGGATGCCACTGTTGCAGGAATTGGTGCAGATGCTACCATAACGGATGAAACGTCTGGTGTTACGGCAACTGTGGTTGAGGTCGATAGTGATGGTTCTGCTCTTCCAGCTGCGGGTAAAACCATCTTCAGATTTATTCAAAATCAAAATAATATAATTGGACCATTTACTGCAGGTGGAGACATTAATGGTGGAGCAGGTACAATTGAATCAACGGGTGATTCCGATGGTCTTGTAGATATTAACTCCGGCGAGATGTTATACATAGAAAATAGATCAAAAGTGCAGAGAAGCACATCACAATCAGAAGATATAAAAATTATTTTAACGGTGTAAACAAATGACAACCTCAGTAACAAATACCACATTTCCAATAACTTATAAAGATGATTTTGTAGATTCTGATAATTTTCACAGAGTTTTATTTAATTCAGGAAAAGCATTACAATCCAGAGAATTGACCCAAATGCAGACAATTATCCAGGAGGAAATTGCTAGATTTGGTTCAAATATTTTTGTAGAAGGTGGTGTTGTTAATGGTTCCGGTTTCACGGTTAATAATAAATACGAATATATTAGACTTGCTGATGGTACACTTACAGGTGATGGTTCAAATCTTATAGGTATTGAATTTACTGAGGATGGTACTGGTGTAAAATTTAAAATTTTAGAAGTTGTTAAAAGTGAGATCACTGGAGGCGATGATACACTATATGTTAGATATACAAATACTTCTGGTGGCACGAGTGGTTCCACTCCAGTAAGAGTTCAAAATAACGCGACTTTAACAGCGCCCACATTTGCTAATTTATTAGTTACTAATGAAAGCGCAACTGGTTCTGGTACTCAAATTTCAATTGGTGCTGGCAGTTTTTTTGTTCAAGGTCATTTTGTATTTGCTACAGCCCAAACAGTTCTTGCATCATACTATTCATCAACTCCTACACTAACTATGGGATTTAAAATTGATGAGGAAGTCATATCTGTTAACGATGATGCTACATTATATGATAATCAAGGTGCCGTACCTAATACTGCAGCGCCTGGTGCAGATAGATATAGAATTAAATTAACTCTTATTGACCAGGCAAATATTACCTCTGGTCAAAATTTCATATACCTATTTAAATTATTTAATGGTAACATTTCCGATGAGGTCAGAAAAGATAATTCATATTCAACGATTAATGACGTTATGGCTCTTAGAACAAAAGAGGAATCAGGTAATTATATTGTAAAGGACTTTACTGCCAATTTTGAAATTAATGACAGCGCTACTAGTCCAAATCTTACATTAAAAGTTTCCGACGGTACGGCCTATGTCGATGGATATAGAATTGAGTCAAGTGCAAAAGATATTATTGTAGAAAAAGCCCAGGATACCACAACAATTAATAGTGAAATTATTAGGGCATCATATGGTAATTTTATTGATGTACAGGGTGGTACAGATAATAAAGGTTTACCAAATATTAATAATTTTCAGAAAATAAATTTATCATCTGACTCTTCAGCAAATACTGCAGAAGTAATTGGTACTGCAAGAGTTAGGGCACTTTATAAACAAGGTACAGATACATATAGGGCATATTTATTTGATATCCAAATGAATTCGGGTGTAGCATTTTCAACTGCAAAATCAATAGGTGTAGATTCTAATGATTATATGAATTTTGTATTGGACGGTAGTCAGGCAATTTTAAAAAATACATCTCAAAATGATTTACTATTTCCATTACCTAACCCTAGACCGAGTGCAATAGATTATTCCAGTAGTGATATTCAGGTGCAAAGAAAAATTACATTTAGTACCGGTGGTGGTCAAACCAGTGTAACCAACATAACAGGAGCATTACCAGAAGGTGGCGCTGGCCCAGGAACAGGTTATGTCTATGAAGGAGCAAGTTCATGGATTCTTTCAGAGTCCGGTGGTGAGATTATAGAGCAAACACCTACCTTTCCATCTAATACCACTTTTACTTATGCTACCGGATTAACACAAAATACAAATTATGAGATTTTGGCGCAGGTTGAAAAAACACCATCTGCTAGAACAAAAACTCTTAACGAAACAACTCACGTTCATGCAGCAGACTGGCCTGCCGAAGCAGATTCGGATGGGACTGGAAGTCTTTATTTTAGTTTAAATAAGCCTGACATTTTTGAGGTTACCAGAATTCGACAAACCGATTCTAATGGTGTTGATCTTTCTGATAATTTTACACTTGATAATGGACAAAAAGATAATTTTTATGGAATTGGTAGGTTGGCATTAAAACCTGGCAGATCTATTACAGGAAAAGTTTTTGCAAGATATAAATATTTTACACATACGGATGGTGACTTTTTTGATGTAAGTTCATATAATGCTATTCCATATGAAAAAATACCAAATCACACATTGGCCGATGGAACTACAATTAATTTAAGAGATTATGTTGATCTTAGACCAGTGGCAACAAAAGGACCAGGTAACGGATCCAAATTGGCTAGTTCGTATGCAACCTTTGATTCCAATGGTGCTGGTGGTAATCCAATAGTCAATTTTTTACCAGAAAATGGTAGCACATTTAGAGGTAATGTAACATATTATTTACCAAGAATTGACCGATTGGTCGCCTCAACCAAAACAGATGGTGGTGCAAAAAATAGACGTGGTGATATAAAAATTGTAAAAGGAAC